CATGAGAAAGCACATTGATAAGCTAGATCCAAGGATTGAATTTAGGATTGATGCGATTTAATGGACACTAATAAAAATCTGCCGGACAATTATAAGCAGTGCATAGCCTGGATCGAGTCAGAATTGACACGAGAGACACGATCGATCACTCTTCCTGGTGTTATCATCAATGACTTAAATCACTCGCTTAGAATCAATCTATTGAGAATCTTAAATAATCACGGATCCGAGCGGAGGGCTGCCTTCCTACGGACCAAAAGAATAAAGGACTATCTAAATAAAAACAAATGAAAAAGCTAAAAGAAAAAGAGACGATCATTATCTACGCAGGACTAATCAACGCACTGATAGATCATATCGAGGCAGACTTCCGTCCGTCGATCTTCAATCGCCAGTCACTGAAGATGAAATCAAATAGCGTGCTAGATGAATTGCTCAAGATCGAGCAGGAGATCTACAAAGGAGATCCGAGCGTAGAGGTCACTGATCAGTACCTGGATGCTGGGAAGCTTATGATCCTATTCTTTCGCCTGGGCTTGGAGATGACCGAAATGTCAGAGACTAAGAGCGAAGGGCTTAATACTCAGCTGAATATATTATTAAAAAATTACGGAGTTAGTTTGGAGTTTTAAAAAAGATTTTTTAAACTTTGTACAACCAAACGAAATACCAATGAATAGTAACGCTGAGCAAGTGGTCAAACCTGATCACTATCAAGGAAAGGGAGGACTCCAGGCAATCGATGTAATCGAGGCTTTTGGGCTTGGGTTCTCCCTAGGTAACGTCATTAAGTACGTTCTAAGAGCAGGCAGAAAAACCGACAAGCTTCAGGACCTAGAGAAGGCGGTCGAATACTTGAAGTATGAGATCGAGAATCACAAAAGGATCGTGAAGGAAGTCGAAGCTTACATCGCTAATTTACCAGAGGACTTATAGTGAAGAGCAGAAACGAGATAATCGAGGAGCTATACCTTTCAAAGGATATAAGCCAGGCGCTTCGCAAGATGCAACCGGCTAGCCTCCGCGACGATCTTAGGCAAGAGATGTTCATCTCACTTTGCACTCTAAGCGACGAAAAGTTCTGGAACCTTTACGAGAATAACGCGCTGAAGTTCTACCTGGTTAGAGCCATGCTAAACATGATTCGAAGCACTGGGATGAATCAGCCTTTCTTCCGTAACTTCAGGGCTAAGTTCGAATCGATAGAGGAGATCGAAAACCTAGAAGATCAGATCGACAACTCGAAGGACCAGAAGGAAATTCTGTTTGATTTGCTAGATAGTAAAAGAAAGACGCTATGCTGGTATGAAGACCGACTGCTGGATCAATACGTCGAATCTGGCTTCAATCAGATGGACGTCCACAGAAAGACCAAGATACCTTATCCGTCGATCGTCAAAACTATCGCGTTAATCAAAAAGAAACTCAAGGATGAATAAGAAGCCAGATGAGACAGCCCGTGAGCTGTTCAATAATTGCCTTTACTTTACTGGCTCCAAACTAATGGCCCGAGAGTGCGCTCTGTTTATGTGCCAGAAGTTTATCGACATGTCGAAACGTATGGATGATAAATGCTATTACCTGGAAGTAAAAGAAGCGCTCTATAAAATAGAAATAAAATAGTCAGGTGGCGAAAGGGTAAACGCAAGGACAGTAGGTTGCATAAACCGGCTTATAAAAGAGTTATCCGAAAATGTTATAGGTTCGAATCCTGTCCTGACTACGGAGCTGAATCGGACATAGTTCCAGGAACGCTTGGTTTAGTTTATACTATAATTCTCATGAAGTATATGACAGCTGGAAAGACAGCAAATTTTATTGTTAATACTTGAAGCACAAAATACTTTGTTCTTCAAAATTTGCTAAAAATGATAAACAAATGATTCAGCTCATCGCCTCAGTGGCTTTCGTCACGTTCTGTAATATGAACAATTTGCCCTATGACCTTGGGTTAAATTTTAAACCGTTCAACTGCGCGCCTTGCCTGGGCTTCTGGGTGGCGCTTGGTTTGATGTTTGCGCCTGAGTTACTATCGATAATCGTCGCGGTTTCCTTCGGGGCCGGCGTGATCGCTGCGATAGTGGAAAGATTATTAATGAAATTACTTACAAAGCTATGAAACCAGAAAAAGAAGCAAAAGCATTATTTGATAGATTTTTTAATGAACAAACTTTAATAGATTGGACTGATGATGAAGGTATTTTAAAAAATGCTGAAAATAATTATCTTAAAAATAAAGACGAGCAAGATATTTATTGGAAGAAATTAGCTATTAATTCGGCTGTAATTGCAGCAGATGAAATACTTAAACAATTTATAGCAATTTATAATCATTTTAAAAATGAAGGATTCTATAATTTAAATGTTGAAGATTCAGCTAATTTTAAATACTGGGAAGAAGTTAAACAAGAAATAAAAAAGCTATGACACAGCAAGACATTAAATTCATCCAAGACAATATCATCAACTTCGAATCGGTAGCGCTTGGATATACTCGAAACTTAGACCACGCGGTACTCAATGAGTATCACGAAATCTACAAGCGATCACTGGATCCTAGCTTCGTTTTAAATGCCTGGTGTGGAGGCTGTGTCTTCGACATGCTAAAGCGCTTAAAGCATCACTACGAGAATGTGATCTCAGCTCAACAAACTAACCAAACCAATGACAAAATCAAAGCTAAGAATACTGGCGGTAGGAAGTCAAAATAGTGGCGTAACATACCACAGACTGGCGCTTCCTTTGTCGATTATGGAGAAGGAATACTGCCTAATCACTGACAAAATCACAGAGGACCTATTGAAAGAAAAGAATTTCAATGTGGTAGTGGTAAATCGGTTCCTAGAATCGACGCCACTTCTTCAGCTACTAGAATGGCGCCAGAAGTTTGGCTTTAAATTGGTGGTAGATATTGATGACTATTGGAGCCTATTCGATAAGCATCTAAGCGCGCCTACATATCGCAAGCTTGGAGTGACTAAGATCATCAAGGACTATATTCGTTTTGCTGACCTGGTTACAACGACTCACAATCGCCTCCGCTTGGAGATCATCCAGATCAATAAAAATTGCGAGGTGCTTCCAAACGCTTTGCCATTTGACAAGGATCAATTCACGGCGATCAGGAAGGAGAATGAGAAAGTAACGATCGCACATACTGGATCGATCACTCACTACCCGGATATTCAGCAACTCAAGAAACCGATCGAAGAGCTGGCGAAGTCTAGGGTGTTTAGAGAAAATACTAGGATGCTTCTTTGTGGATGGAATGAATTTAATAAGTGGCACTGGGAACAGATGGGAAATCTATACACTGCTAATGAGAAGCTTGACTATAAGATCCTCGAGTCGATGCCGGTAGATTTATACATGAATTTTTACCTTGAGGCAGACATGCTTTTAGTTCCTTTGCTTGATAATAAATTTAACAGACTAAAGTCGAATCTTAAAGCGCTAGAGGCAGGAGCGAAAAACATTCCGATCCTAACCTACAAGCGCGCGCCTTATGACGATATCCCGACGATCTTCGAGGTCGATAACTGGGAGCGCGACATTAAGCGAATGGCATTCAGTAAGCAGATGCGCGATGACTACGGATATAGGAATGGAGAATATGTCCGCGAACATTACGATATCTTTAAAATTAACGAGGCCCGATTTGCTACTTACTCCAAACTAATCGAGTAAATTATGCCGGTCATATTATGCAATAACGGAAAATACAGAATCGGATCAGGTGCTTGCATCTATGACACCGAGGAGAAAGCGACTGAAGTTTACCAGGCGATTCTAGCCGGTGGAGGTTTTGTCGATGCTGATAAGGTATCGATTGACTTCGACGATACGCTATCAACTCAAAGAGGACAAGACTTAGCCAAGAGGCTAATTTCAGAAGGTAAGAATGTTTACATAGTTACTAGGAGACAATCAAGCGCCAGCGCTGAGGTTTACAAAGTGACCGATGAGCTAGGGATCCCACACTCTAAAGTTCATTTCACTAATGGAAAGATGAAGTGGGAGGAGATCAAGAAGCTAGGGATTGGAACTCACTACGATAACAATCAAAAGGAGATCGATCTCATCAATTCAAACACTGAGGCGAAAGGGATCAAATTCCAATTTGCAGAATCATTCAATGACTATCCAGAGGCAGCGACAGACAACGCCAAGCGAGCGCTTGCTTATGCTGAGAAAAATGGCTGGGGATCATGTGGCACTCCAGTAGGAAAAGCCAGAGCTAACCAGCTAGCAAACAAGGAGCCGATCTCACGAGACACGATCGCAAGAATGGCAAGCTTCAAAAGACACCAGCAGAATAAAGACGTTCCCTATGGCGAAGGATGTGGCGGTTTAATGTGGGACGCTTGGGGAGGCACCGAGGGGATTGAATGGGCGATAAGAAAATTAGACCAGATAGATAATGCAAGCAACTGAAAAGGAGTTTTTCGATTACGAGATCAGCATCGGAGTGACACCAGAGAATCCAGAATATTGGGCTCTCATGGATGGTACAGCGAACATAATTAAAAACTACGCTCAGTCTGTGATCGAGATCGGTGCTGGCATGGGAACTCTAGGCGAATGCTTAGAACACAAAGGAATCCAGTATCACGGCATCGAGCCAAACAGATATCACAGAGAATTTGCATATAATCGGGGGCAATTATTGCACGGACTTGATAATTATCCAAACCGATGCGGAATGATTGTCTCGATCGAGGTGTTTGAACACCTAACAGACGAGCAGATTAACGAGTATTTGGAGAGCATAGAGGCTAATTACCTGCTTCTTTCTTCAACTCCTTACACTACGACTGAAGAATTCGATGCCTGGTGGGGCCATATTAACATAAAACAAACCGATGAATGGGTTAATTTTATGGCAGAATATGGATATTCGCTATATCATCGCCTAACTATTCCGACTGATTGGACCTTATTATTCAAAAAATGAAAGAGAAAAAACCAGTAAAAGCAAAGAAGCCAGTCGAAAAGATCAGAGAAGCTGACCTGATCCTGGAGTGGGCGAATAAATACATTGACTATTGCCTGGATTCTACTAAGGAAGTAGCAACTGGGGCAGGCGTTCGGATCATTCGTGAACGACACTTGCCTACGATCAGCTACTTTTTACTGATTTGGCTACCAAGACAAGGCGCTCAATT